TATGAAGGTCATTATAGGGAAACTACACCGACCGTAGTTTCCTTTTTGGACTATTCTTATGCTTTTATTCTTCTGTGCATTTCTACATTGATTTACTTCATGACCCCTGGTTTTTCTGATGCTCTTGCCGTCTACAAGCCTGTTTTAGGAAATGAGATTTCGATTGATTATTATGACGTGGTTGTAGAATTGTATGACGTTTACGTCTTACTGTTCTTAGTAACTGTGTTGTATATATCAACTCGTTGTCTCTTTTCCTTTATGCTTTGGTTTTTTGAGAAGGCTACTGTAGTTCGGAGAGCACGAAGGATTACAAAAAATGGCGTTTTCAAAGATAGTGGTTCTACTAAAGCTAACTTTGAAATGTTGATGAAAGTCATTTTTTGTACTGCATGGAAGGATCCAATGAAAGCAGCAATGTCATTGACCCTTATCTTGCAGATCTTTCGACCAACAGCAACTGTAACCCATCATGTAGAAGCTATTATTAAGAATACCGTATCATTGCCCAATTACGAAGGGCAAAGTGCGATATTTGAAAAGATAGTTTCTCCACACAATAAGTATATCGGTCACTTTGACATGACTTCTGCTGACGATCGTGAAAGCAAGTATGAGTCGAGGATCGAAAAAACTTGGGACAAGATGGTTACATCAGATTTGGGAATGAACCTCTCACAGCTCGCCGTTATCATGGTAACTACTGGTTTTATACCAGAGTTAGAATGGAATGTATCGGGCGTTGAGATGTTTTCCCTTAAATGTGCTAAAGAAGCTGTCAAGGCCAAAGATTTGTATGCATGCGGAAAAGCTATTATAACTAATGTTGTTGATGGTGTCGGACACTATGAAGCAACAGGAAGTTTAAGTGGTTTTTTCGCCAACAATTCTTTGGAATCGCAAGTTTCTCATGCATTGTCCCTATATCAGCATGTCTTAGTTGGTAACTTAGGTAATGCTGCTATGGACAATGATAAGTACATTTGTCTGTTGGAAAAACTAAGGACCAAGGTTGAACGTAAGATGCGCGATCCACGTGCAACTGACAAGTTCTACTTTAGGCCCTATCTGGACAAACTCAACGACGTTATTGCCGCGATGTCTGCCATACAATTAGAACAAAAATTGCAGGTTACTGCTTTTGGCGTTTTATTTCATGGTAATTCATCTGTTGGCAAAAGTTGGTTTGCTCCAGCCATGATTGGATGGATTCTCAAGATTAATGGATACGAATGCGCTCCGTGTAACATCATTACCTACAACACCAATTC